ATGGCACGGAATAAACTATCTGAAACACGAATTCGTTCGCTTGCAAAAGCTGGCATATATTCGGATGGCGATGGTTTGTTTTTGCGCGTTCGTTCTGGTGGTTCAAAACAATGGTTTTTCATTTTTAAGCGCAATGGTCAGCGCACTGAAATCGGCCTCGGCGGATACGGGCAGGGTACTGCTCCGGTGTCACTGTTGCTTGCCCGAGAAAAGGCTGAGGAAATCCGGCAGAGGCTCTCGCGTGGCGAAGAGTTACATCGGCGGAAAACATTTGCTGATATCATGGATGACGTGCTGGACGTTAAGAAGGCAAGTTTTCGTAACGATAAACACAAAGACCAGTGGGTAATGACGCTGACAAAATATGCGGCGGCGCTGCATAAGTTACCTATCGCAGATATTACTCGTGATGATGTTGTTGAAGTGCTGAAGCCAATCTGGACAAAAATACCGGAAACAGCGGACAGGACACGTCAACGTATTGCAGCTGTTATTGATCACGCCAAGGCGAGAGGTCTCTATACAGGCGACAACCCAGCTGATTGGCGTGGTGGATTGAAAGAACTATTGCCCGCACGTAGTAAATTGACGCGCGGTCATCACGCAGCTGTTAGTTATAAAGAGCTTCCAGATGTTTTGTTGAAATTACAGCAATCACTGGCAGTTTCAGCACGCGCTGTCGAATTCATTGCATTAACTGCAGCAAGATCTAATGAAGCTCGGTCAATGACATGGATGGAAATAGACTTTACAGAAAAGCTATGGACCATACCTGCTGAACGAATGAAGGCTGGCAAGGCTCATGAAGTTCCACTGACAGACCGAGCTATCCAGATTTTAAAGGATCAAGAAGCAGTCAGAACGAGCGATCTGGTCTTTGAAGGTGAGCGCATAGGCAGGCCAATTTCGGATACTGCAATGGTAAAAGTATTTCGTGCAGCAGGTGCCGGTGATGCAACACTCCATGGGTTGCGTTCGTCATTGCGTGATTGGGCTGGTGATGAAACGGATTATCCACGTGATGTTGCGGAAGCTGCTTTAGCCCATACAGTTAAAGATAAAACTGAGGCAGCATATCGGCGCGGCACTGCTTTAGCTAAGCGCCGCGCGATGATGGATGAATGGGAAGCTTATTTATACCGGTGGCGGGATTAATTACCGCGATTGGCAATTCGTTCATTGATCCAGTTGTCTACTTCAGCACGAACATAGGCTATTCTTTTTACACCAATTTTCACTGGTGAGGGGAATTGGCCCTCCTTTGCCATCATCATAAGCAGCACTCTGGACATGGTTGTGGCTTCCGAGGCTTCCTTTGGCGACATGAGGCGCGGGCGGTTATCAATATTTCCTAGCATTATTTACCTCCTGCCTGAGATTTCAGTGCTGTGGTTATCCATGGTATGAAAATGTGGTCTGTCCATTCGATTTTACTGATTTCAGCCATGGTTCTGGCCTCGTAAAGGTTGGATGCCTGAATAGCTTACTTTGTTTAAGTAATATTGGTGGTGGCAAGGTCTATTGAATTGATCTAATGGCGACGAATAAGCCTTAATGTCATCTCGATTCATGAGGAAATGAGTGTGAAAAATATCTTTCCATTTATTGATGGCGTGGCTGATCGCCTGTCTAATTTTGTTGAGAGAACTTATAAAAAAAACAGCAGCGTTTCCCATATTATAGTTTACATTATGATTGGTGTCGGACTGTTTTTTGTTTTCAATGCAATCATATTGGGTGATGAAAATAATCAGCTGTGGCTGATCATTTATAATTTTCAGACACTGATCACCGGTATATTTGCGATCATTGCTGCACTCATTACTGTCCGAACCATGCGCAAAACCGATGAAACGCAGGAAGACAGACATCGAGAACTGATATCCATGAATCTTCGTCATGATCGCATGATCGTACGCAGAGCAGTCAATCCTCAGTTGGGATTGATAGCGTGGTATATGCGTCAACTGCGAAGCAGGATCGAGTATTTTAAACAAGATAACGAATTTCAACGTATCGGCATAATCTCCGCGGACTTTGCTAAGAACATTACTAATGAATGCACTATGGTTTTGGAGTTCCTTGCGAGACCACAAATCGTAGAGGTCGAACCGCTTCTCTCTCCTGATGGTCTTAGTGCAATTCAGGATTTGGTTGGTTTTCTCAACCAAGTGATTAAGGACTTGGGAGGGGTGGCTGAATTGGATCGCAAACTGATTGAGCCATTTAATCCACTGGCTAATCGCATGGAGGGGAAATGTATTAATGCGATTGAGCTGTTGAACTCTTCTATTTACATGTTGAGTATATTGGAATTGTCTCTGAAAGAGCTTGCTACTGAATTCGGGATATAATGAGCTTTTGTATTGAATATGAGTAAAAGTTAGCGGTAATTTCATTTCAGTGCGATGTGCTTTGATCAAATTCATTGGCATCTCTCTGAAGTCAGGACACACTCAGGGCATTGCGAATGATATTCATTGTGAGGAATCTTAACTTCTCCTGTGTCATTGCAATGCGTGCAGCAAGGTGATGACTGGTTATTCTTTGCTAGAGACACGGGTGGAAGTGCGCCACTTGGGGTGGTCATTTCCATAAAATGCGTTGGCTCCCATTTGAGACGCAGGGCTTTTTTTAATGACCCGGCGGGTTCACTATAGTGGTCAATAAATCGTTGTGCTCTCCGAACACTGGCGCACCATCTACCTTTGCCGTCAAACGCCCCGACAATAATCAGGCGGCCATGCTCACGCTCACTAACTAATGAAATATCATGCCACTGCTCACCCTGTGCCGGTTCGGCAGGGGAAAGGGCGCGCTGTTTGAGGTTGCGAACGGCATTACCAACGTCTGGGGTAAGGTGAACACAGCTATCGGCAATCACTGCCGACCGCTCAACCGCTTCATTCCATATCGCCGTCACGTCAACGGGCTTGGTGGCTTCCAGCAATGCCCGTAGATCTACTGTCTGCACGGCAATGCGTTCCGGAAGGTTGTCACCGGCCAGCAGGGTTTCATATGTTCGCAGCAACTCGGAGCGGTCGAGTGGTGCATGATACGGTGCCTGCTCAACATCCGACAGATTGAACCAATCATCGCGGCTGGATGGTCTGTCATGGATCGCCTGGGCGTAGTCTTTTGCGTCCTGTGGTGAGGCAAAAACTTCGCAGCATGGATTTGTCCCACAGATAAGTTGATAGCCTGTACCGCTCTCAAACAATTCTACCCAGTAAGTGCCATAGACGGTGACAGCACGAAAACGGCTCTTGTACTCAGTCCATTCAAGTTTGGATTCTTGGGTCATACTCGCACCGCCTTTACATAGATCGAATTGTCGGCTCTTCTGGCAGTCATGCGTATGATCTGTGGGAATCTTCGCGGGCAACTCTTATTGTTGAGGGCAGTGCTATGAATTTTCGAGAATTGGCTGCGCTTACTGCAGCGGTTGGTATGTCGGTTTTGGTTTCCGCGAACGCGAAAGCAGCAACGGTCGAGGAAGTTCTTCAGATCACCGGAGATATGATCGCCATTACTCTTCTGTGCACTGATAAAGAGCCGGATAGAGCTTCGTTTAGCCAATTTGTAAAATCGAATGGCATGAGCCCTGACCAATTTAATGGTGACGGCGTTTATACGCTTGACCTTTATAACGCGCATCAAGCAGCTTTGCAGGCACGTAAAGCTAAGACCATGCAGGAAAACTGCGCGGATGCTGAGAAACTCTACGGTGAAAACGGTACTGTCATTCAGTTGAAATGGGTTGATGTACCACCCAAATCCACTCAAAAATGAGCTAGCAGCTCGCGTTTTAGTCGGCTGTGTCTGTGATGGCAGAAAAGGTGTAGCTATCATGCCGGCACCGCCTGTAACGATGCACGTGCGCGCGCAAGATGGGCGGCATAAAGCCCAAAACGGCTAATATCATCTTTTGAATAACCGCGTAGTTGCAGGTTTTCTTGCGTTGTTCGTACGCCCGCAGCATCCATGTGCTGCATGGTGGCAGCCATTTCATCCACTGACAGTTTCTGCCAGCTTATTTGGGGCTGTATGTTTCTAAGTTCTAGGAGCAGCATCATAACCTCCACCGCTTGATGGTATTATGATGAGTGGGATAAATCCCATTGTCAAGTAAAATGTAGGAAACTTCCCATTTGTTGGATATATGTTATTTCGTAATCGTCATGTCAGTGAATCGTGATGAATAGATTTGGTAAACAAACGTCTCGTTAGGTGTATAGGATGGTTTGCAAATCAAAATCTATTGAGGTGGGGATAGCTCATTAATGCATCGTGCCGATGGTGTGTATAGAAATTGATGTCTTATATGCGTGGGCAATAGTTTTCTAATTGTGAGAGCGGGGAGTTGTCCATGAGTACGGATGAGGAAGATCGCATAAAGCCGATTAGTGCAGACATACATAAAGAAGAGGAGATTCCCTCTGAATGGCACCATTTATCAAAGGCTCAAAAACAACGCTTTTTAGTAGTTATTAGGAGGATTTTGCTCTTAAAAGAGCTAAGATAACGCCACGTTCTTCTTTGGTGGCTTTTTTCCAAAGATCCATAAACTCTGCATCTTCTGGACTCATGCCGTTAGTAGCTTCAGTTGTCACGAGTTGACCGGCAGCTAATGCGGCTGGGTCTAGTTTTAATGCTTTCGCTAGCATTGGGAGTTTATCCGCACGCACGGATTTCTTCTTACCCTCTACGATATCACGAATATATGTGCGCTCAATCCCAGCCGCTGTAGCAGCTTCTACAGCACCAAGTTGCAATTGAGATAATCTCTCTATGACAATTTTCTTCAAATCCATAATACTCCCATAGTAGGATTTTTCCTCAATAAACGGAAATCGGAAGTTTCCCATTGATTAGTGGGATAAATCCGACTATGTTTTCTTTATGGAAACACAACTCGCAACTCATTTGCTCAATCTTGCAGCGATATACGCCAAAGCGAAGAGCATTGAAGAAAGTACAGTTGGCCGTCAGTGTGCATCTGACGGGCGCTTTTTTGCGCGTATCCGGCAAGGAAAAACATTCACCATAAAAAAATACGACGAAGTATTGCGGTGGTTCTTAGATAATTGGCCTGATCAAGTGAGCTGGCCAGAGACTTTCCATACTGGTGAAAACGGGAGGCATTGTGGCGAGTGTAGTCAATGCGTCCCGACGCATATTCACTCGGAGGGCGTTTGATGTTCTGGCGAAGCTTTGCAACATGACCTTTAGTTCCTAGTGCGGCTGTTCTGACAGTCTGAATTTTTCACATTGAATCCTTTCCCACAACGGGAAACGCCGCTGGGTTTTCCCAGCGCGGGAAACCTTTTGTCTTTTTTTATTGGAGTTGATCGTGGCTGACATTTCAGATGCATGGTTTTACCGGCTCAAAGCAGCGCAACGTGATCTGATTAAGCAGTGCGGCGGCATAGAGCGGGCAGGCGATATTACCTCTTTCGGTAAAAGCACAGTTGGACGCTGGAACAATGCAGCAGATCCGGAACTGATGCCTATACCGGCAATTCTGCTGTTAGAGGCCGAATGCGGCACCCCGCTCGTGACTGTGGTTATGGCTGAGCTGAATGGCCGTCGTCTGCAAGACCCTGATGATATGGGCAAAACCACCGGCAACATTCTCTCACGTTATGCGGAAACGGTTCGTCAATCCGGTGAACTTATGTCTGCCGGTGCGCAAGCTTTTGCCGATGGCAAGATTACTCCCGCAGAGGCAACGCAACTCGACCGCGTGGCGGCGGATGTTGAGCGCTCATTATCGGAATTTCGCAAAATTTTAGCAGGGGCACGGGCCGATGGCGGCCTGCGACTGGTCAACGAATGACGGCTGGCCGTCACTTATCTGAAAGGAACCGGCATGCGTGCAGTGACAATTACAGTGAAAGACAAGATTACTCCGCCGCAGGATCTCGGTGCGCCGCCAATGTTGAATTGGCTGCCGATTGCCGATCTGGTGATTGATGATCAGTATCAGCGGGAGCTAAACCGCGCTAATTGGAGCGCGATTATTAAAATCGCGCGGAATTTCCATTGGTCACGGTTTTCGCCGGTATTCGTAGCGCCATCCCTTGGTGGCAAGTATGCGATTATTGACGGCCAGCACCGCACACATGCGGCAGCGCTTTGCGGGATTGATGCTGTGCCGTGCCAGATCGTGCAGATGGATGCCAAGCAGCAGGCGGCAAGCTTCGCTGCTATCAATGGCATGGCAACGAAAGTCACGCCTTATCAGATATTCCGCGCCGGATTGGCGGCGGGCGAAACATGGGCAGTAGATTGTGCGGAAGCTTGTTCCGATGCTGGCTGTCGATTGATGACATCTTATGTTTCGGGTGAGGGCAAGAAACCCGGACAGATCACCACTATTTCTCTGATCCGCTCTCATGTTGATAAAGGGCGGCGGGCTTCGGTCACCTTGGCTTTGCGCGGGGTGCGCAATTCTGAGTTTGGCAAAGATGCGGCTGCATATGCCACAGAAGTGCTGAAACCGTTGTTTGCAGCGGTCGTTGACCGGCCTTGGCTGGCGAAAAACGGCACAGATTTATCCGGTTTCATGGATGATTTTGACATCTATTCCGCGCTGGATAATGCCGCTGAATTTGCCAAGCGCAAGCGCCGTGAAAGTGTTGATATCAGCCGTTTTGATATTGCTGCTGCTGACATTGGCTCAGCGTTGGATAAAGCTTTCCCGCAACGTATGGCTTTGCCTATTTCTACAGGTGAGCGCCATGGCTGATGATATTTCTGGTGATAGTGCGCAGGCTATTGCTGTCGGGCAGTTACGCGCGTTTATCGAGCGCATTGAGCGTCTGAGTGAAGAAAAACAGACGGTTGCCGATGATATCAAGGTGGTTTTCGCGGAACTCAAAGCCAGTGGTTTCGACACTAAGGCCGTCCGCACCATCATCCGTTTACGCAAAAAAGAACCACATGAGCGCCAAGAAGAGCAGGCAATGATCCAGCTCTATATGGACGCGCTCGGCATGGAATGAGGGGCAGGCCATGACGCAAGTTTATGATCCATATTCCGCCACACCAGCCAAGGTGAAAAAGCCTGTTAAGGCCAAGCTGGCACCTGCAAAACCTGTAAAGGCACTGAAGTCTAAGCCTAAAGCAAAGGCGGATGCTGAGCCGGAGTTTTATCCCGCGCATCCGTTGGCTGATATGTTTCCGATGATTGATGAGCCGGAACGCATCTTGCTAGCGGATGATATTGCCGCGCATGGCCAGCATGAGCCAATTTTATTACTTGAAGGCATGGTTCTTGATGGGCGTAACCGGCAGTGGGCGTGCCGCCATGCCGGTGTAAAGCCGGTTTATGCTGATTATACCGGCGCGGATCCGCTGAACTTTGTGCTTTCCAAAAACTTGCACCGGCGGCACCTGACCGAAAGTCAGCGGGCAATGGTTGCCGCTTCCATTGTCGATTGGGAGCGTGGCGTAAATCAAAATACTGCAGGGACCGCAAATTTACCGACCCGCGCAGCGGCGGCAAAGCTGTCTATTTCAGAACGGGCAGTGAGTGCGGCGCGGCGTGTGCGTGACCACGGTGCACCGGAGCTTATTGATGCTATTCGCACAGGCAAAGTTTCGATTCATGCCGGTGAGGCGCTGTCCGAGCTGCAGCATGAAGAACAGTGCCGAATTGTGCGCCAAGAGCAAAAACAGATTGTCGCCAAGGCAAAAGAAATCCGCACGGATAAGCAGCGCGTGCGCCATGCGGCACGCCTGATCAAGATGGAAGCGGTTGCACGAAACGGCAGCGAAACCGCGCCGGACAAGGTTTTACAGAAGTATCCTGTTATTTACGCGGATCCTCCATGGAGGTTTGGTGTACGATCAGAGGTGACCGGACGCGAAAAGAGCGCGGAAAACCATTATCCGACAATGGATACGGATGACATTTGCGCCTTGTTTGAGAAAATCGGCAATCCGGTTTCTCAAGATGCGGTGCTTTTTCTCTGGGCAACCAATCCGATGTTGCCGCAGGCCATGAAGGTCATGCAGGCTTGGGGTTTCACTTATATTCATCATTGGATTTGGGATAAGCAGGTTGCCGGTACTGGATATTGGGGGCGCGACCGGCATGAGCTGCTGTTGATCGGCAGACGGGGCGATGTTGCCGCGCCTTTGATGGGAACACAGCCGGAGACTGTCTATAGCGAGAAAAAGGGAAGGCATTCGGCCAAGCCAGCATTTTTCGCGGAACAGATTGAGAAATTATATCCCGATATTCCGAAGTTGGAAATGTTCTGCCGTGAACCGCGCTCCGGCTGGGATGCATGGGGCTATGAGGCGGGGGCTGTAGGTGACTGCCACAGTATGGTGTCTCATGAGCGCTGATAGCATAGAACTACGGAAAGCCAGAGACCGTCTGCTAGCGCTCAACGGGGCTGAATGGCTGTTGTCGTCTGATGGTGTGGTGACCTTTGTTGAGGCTCGTACATCCGAGGGGCGGACAGAAATTGCCCGTTTCCATAAAGCTGCAACGCCGGATGAAATAGATTTCTTTGCCAATGCGCCGCAGATGGTGGCGTTTCTTTTGCGTCTTGTTGATCGGGCGATTGCGGCAGCGCGACAAGGAAGGCCACAGACACCCGCACAGGTGCGGGGCAAGGCCGTCAATTATGCGGCAGAGGCTGCAGTGAAATGCGGCGAGCCAGCGTTTCTGGTGTTCTTAGAGCAGCGGCATGGCTTAGAGCGACCTTTATCCGACGATAAAGCAGCGCAGCGTTTGCGTACGCTTCTTGGCATCACATCCAGAAAAGAATTGAACAATGACAGTGCAGCAGCTGCGCGGTGGCGCTCGCTGCGGGCTGACTATGAAGCATGGCGAAAGGCGGGGCAATGAGCAGGGACATTATGGGGAGGGCGATGAGATGAGCGGTGGCTCTCGTGCATGGTCTTGGCGCCATGCTTTTTCTACGGCCAGTTTACCGGCAACGACGAAACACGTCCTGCACACACTCGGCATGTTTATGAATGAGTTGGGTGAGGGCTGTTATCCGTCTGTTGCGGATATCTGCCGTTATAGCGGTTTGGATAAAAAAACAGTTCTCAAGCATCTTGGCGTTGCTCGTGATGCAGGATGGATTGCTGTCTCACAACATGGCTATCGCGGACAGAAATGGAAGCGGCAGGAATATGCTGCTTGCTGGCCGGAACGTGATCTGATTGCCGCTTGTGCACCCGCAGAACAGACAGAAGGCGGTGGAGCAGTTCCACCACCTTGCATGGATAAGGTGGTGGAATTGGTTCCCGAAGGTGGTGGAATTGAGGGGTCAAAGGTGGTGGAGCAGCTCCACCAAGATAAGACCAGTCCAGTAACCAATCCAATAACCAGTCCAATCGAGAGAGGTGTGCGCGAAGAAAATTCGAATTCAGAAAAACAGGAAGATCGAAAATCCCTTGAACGTTCGTTTTGGAAAATCGTCAAGGATTGGCCTCAAATCGAAGGCATGCCGAAAGACAAATGGCTTGCGGCTTGGGGACGGCTCACATCAGAGGAACGTGTGGAGGCTGCAGAAAAGCGGGATGCTTGGCTTGCTCTGCTCAAAGCGAATAAACGGGATAATGTTCCAGTACCGGAGACCTATTTTCGTGAAAAGCTCTGGAAAGATGTACCTGAGAGCATGCTCAAATCATCTCAGGATGATGGTTTAGACGGTCGGGTGAAAGCTCCGGCGTTTGGAAATATGTGGGCTGCAAATGTCTATCGGGAACTCTGGGCTGGAGCCACAGCACCACAATCATTGGATAATTACGATCAAAAGCTTGTCGATGAAGGGCGGTATACCGCTGAACATATCTTGCTTGGCAAGCAGGCAAGGTACGGCTTTCCAAACGTGAATATGCTGTTTGATCGTGCCACTGCATGGCGTGGTGTTCTGGTTTCTTCTGATTTGAAACTCGTTTCCAGCCATATGGTTGCTATTTTGGTAGGTGGCGATCTCTGGAGTGAATTGCAGGATGAGCATGCCAAAAGAGGATGGCCTTGGTTTCCGAAGCCCGGAAAGCAAACGCATGTCTGCTTACCGAAGGGCGTTGCCGGTCTGAATGAGATACAGAAACTTTGGCAAGGATTGGACAAATGATGATGCTGGATAAGAGAGTTATTGACCAGGCAGAGCATATTGATCTTTCCCGCTGCTATAAAAAAAGCGACCGGATTATTTCACAGCGCCGGATCCGCGACAGTGGAATCGCCAAGCTTTCTGTTCGTGCTGAGAGTGATTCACCATGGCTTGTATTGAAAGTTATGACTGGTCGTGAATTGGAAGTTGGAGAGAATTTGCAAAAAGCAGATGTCGAAGCGCTTGTTCCTATGAAGATGGGTAAGGAAATTCGCCGTCGCCGCTTTGTTACTCCACCTCATAAAGAACCGGTTTTTATTGGTTACCTCTTTGCACGTTGCATTATTTCTAACGATACAATGGCGGCTTTATTGGGCTTTAATCATGTGACCGGCATACTTGGTGGATATGAGAAGCCATATCTTGTGGCGGCAAAAAACGTCTTATCTTTCAATGAGAAGGCCAATGAAGGTCACTTTGATCATGAAGTGCCGCATACGGTTTATCACAGAGGTATGAAGGTGTTTGTCAAAGATGGAATCTTTGCAGGATCTCGGGGAGAAATCATTTCAGGCGGTAGTGAGGGAAAGGGCACTGCTGTTGTGGGAGTGCATTTTTTAGGCGGTCTGACACCTGTGATCATGCCCCTTGCTATTCTTGAGCCTTTGTGTGCGTAATGCCCTCACGGATGATCCGATGATCCTGTAGTGAGCCTCTGAGAACGCCTAGACAGCGGGAACGTAAGTTCTGAGGTTGGTACGCCGGTCGGACCCTTACTCTGACAGTCTCATAAGCGAGACACCGATTCAGAGCCGGTGCGTAAGCTATGTCTTGAAGTTACCAATCTTTATGAGCGCCGGTTTGGCGCTCTTTTTATTTGTATAGGGTAGATGCTCATGTCGATCATTTCTGTGAAGTGGGCTGATAATCATCTGACAAATTTCGGTACCAAGATTGATCGTCTGAAAGCAGACTTTCCAAAGGTATTTCCTCGCATCGTTAATCAGGTAGGCAACAGGGCAAAAACGCAGGTTGTTCGCAATCTGACCAAACAGACGGGTTTGCCAAGAGCGACGATTGTTAAAGCAATTGGCAGTCCATCTGCTGCACGATTTGGCAAGCTGTCCTATGAAATGGTGACACGCGGCGGCAATGTTCGCTTGAAATATCTGGACCCTAAGGAAACACGTAAGGGTGTTTCTGCAAAGCCTTTTGGCAAGCGAACACTGTTTAGCGGCGCGTTTATGATGGGTGGTCGTTTCCCAAACCGTAAGGATGTCAGTCAGTTTGAAGGGCATGTAATGTTCCGCAACAGATCGAGCGGGCGGCACTATAGTGTTGTTCGTTCAGGTGTCGTAATCCCCACGGAAATGACTTCTGGTGCAACTTCCGCAGCGTTCGAGAGGATCGCCGCTCCATTACTTCAACAGCGTGTTGAAGCGGCGCTTCGCAAGCTGATACCATGAGATCAAAGCCGTTTTGAAAAGGGTGGCGGTATGCCCCCTCCCTCGGTTGGGTCCTTCCCCAGACCTTTGACCTTAGCGGGTAGGCGCGACTGCGGGATTTCGCTCTGTGAGAAAATTTACAAGGGGATTCCACCGCTCTTTGAATGGAATCGGAATCACATGGCTAAAAGCTATTCTGATGAGCTACGCCTTCAGGTCGTAGCCTTTATCAATGAAGGGCATACTGTTCGACAAGCTGCAGAAAAATTCGGTGTGAGTCCGAGCTTCGCGGCAAAAACGCACAAAAAGCATTCAGAACAGGCGGATATACCTCTGTTAGCTGAGGTGGAAACGGTAGTAGAGCCTGAACAGTCCTTTATGGATGCAGAAATTACGGCATCTGATCTGGCTGAAATGTTCGGCGTTTCAAAGCGGTCAATCTCTGATTTTGCTGAACGTGGAATCATCGTGAAGACAGGGCGGAATCGCTTTGCTTTGCAAAAGTCTGTTCATCTCTATTGTGACCACTTGCGCGGGATCGCTGCCGGTCGTGGCGGCGACAATGCTGATGCTCTAACTGTGGAGCGTGCGCGATTAGCTGCAGAGCAGGCCGATAATGTGGCGATGAAAAATGCTGTTTTGCGCCGTGAGATGGTGGCTATCTCTGACGTTCGGAATGAATGGGTGACGATAGGCAGGCGGCTACGCAATGAGATGATGTCCGTTCCATCTCGTTGTCGCCAGATGTTACCGCATCTCACTACGTTTGATGTTGATCTAATAGACAAGGAAATCAGATCCGCACTGACCGGGCTGGGTGTAAAAGACAATGACAGCGCTGACGACATTGCGGAAGGCTCTGTGGGAAAGCCTGACACCGCCACCGAAACTGAAACTCTCGGATTGGATTGAGCAAACAGTTTATTTGCCGGAAGGTGTTTCGTCGCTGACCGGTAAGGTGCGGCTTTGGCCTCCGCAACGTGAAATAGCGGATGCTATCGGTGATGCAGCCTTGGAGCGGGTAACGCTCGTCAAACCGGTGCGTGTCGGCTTTACTACTTTGCTGACAAGTGCGATGGCCAGTTACTGCTCGAATGATCCGTCACCGATCTTGTCTTTGTTACCGACTGAGGCTGACTGCCGTGACTATATGGTCTCCGATGTTGAACCGATCTTTGATGCGTCACCGGATCTGCATGGTTTGTTGACGGGCGATACGGATGAAGGCGGTAGAAATACACTTTTATCCCGTCGCTTTCCCGGTGGTTTTTTGAAGGTGATTGCTGCGAAAGCACCGCGTAACCTTCGCCGTCACAATGTTCGCATCCTGTTTATTGATGAAGCGGACGGCATGACGGCAACAAAAGAAGGATCACCAATCCTTCTGGCTGAACGCCGAACTTTATCGTTTGCAGATCGTAAGATCGTGATGGGGTCTACGCCGGTCTATGAAGAAACCAGTCATGTGCTGCAGGCATATGAGCAATCGGACAAGCGCATCTATGAGGTACCTTGTCCTGAGTGCGGTCATTTTCATGAGATTCAATGGGCAGATATTCAATGGCCTGAAGGTGAGCCAGAAAAAGCACATTATATCTGTCGTGATTGTGGCTCTGTTATTGATGAGCGTCATAAGCCAGAAATGGTGGCGAATGGCCGATGGCGTGCTCTGAGACCTGAAATTAAGGATCATGCGGGCTTCAGAATGAATGCCCTGATATCACTTCTGCCGAATGCTTCATGGGGACGCTTGGCTAAAGAATTTGTCGGCGCGAAGAATGATCCTTCGAAACTACAGACCTTTATCAATACGATCCTTGCTCAAGGCTGGAAGGAAAGCACGGATGAGCTGGATGATCTCGAGCTTGCAAGTCGGGCTGAGGATTTCAGTCTCTGCATAGATGTTGATGCCGGAACGACTGGTATTCCGATTCAGGTTCTCATTATTACGGCAGGCGTTGACGTTCAGGATGATCGTTTAGAAGTCACCTTCATCGGTTGGGATAAAGAGGGTATTCCTTATGCTCTCGGACAATCAGTGATCTGGGGACGTTACGATGATCATACGACGTGGTCAGAGCTTCACGTCACGCTCAATACTGAGTGGGATCATCCGCTTGGTGGCAAGATCAAAGTTGAAGCCACCTGCATCGACAGTTCGGACGGTGAAACGATGGAAACGGTCTATCGTTTTGCCTTCCCACGCTTCCGTAGACGCATTTATGCAATCAAAGGTGTTGGCGGTAACCGGCCATGGATTGAGAAATCCAAATCAACAGTGAAGGGCGGCAAGCTTTTCATTGTCGGTGTTGACGGGATCAAGAGCCATATTTTTGGCCGTCTTGCACGGGCGAACTCAATGCGGTTTTCGAAAGCTCTGCCTGATGTCTGGTTTGAGCAGCTGGTTGGGGAACAATTGGTCGTTAAGTATTCACGTGGGCAACCAGTCCGGCAATTTGTCCCGGTACCTGGGCGACGGCATGAGGCGCTTGACTGTACTGTTTACGCCTTTGCAGCCCGACAGATGGTGAATGCGAATTGGGCGCATCGAGAAGGTGAGTTGTCGACACCATCTGAAACTAAACCGGCTTCAAAACTGCCAGAAATAGCACAATCGGAGTGGCTATAGCTAAAGGGCTAATATCGCGTGAGCGAGCAACCATTGGAGGTAGACTATGTTGGGTAAAATCATGCGTGTTGCTTACGATACTGTGACACTGCCGGTAGCTGTAGCTGCGGATCTCGTTACATGCGGCGGCGCTCTCAATGACAGAAAAGAACCGTACACGGTGGAAAAAGCCAAGCGGATCGTCGATGACGTTTTAACCGCTGGCGATGATCTGGCGAAGTGAGGACGTGCTTTGGCTTCAATAGATGATCAGATAGCTGCACTCGAAGATGCAATTCTTACGGGTGCTAAGAAAGTTGTTTTCCATTCAGGCGGTACCCGTCGTGAGGTGGAATATCATTCTCTCAAAGATATGCGTGAGGCGCTGGCTGATTTGAGGTCACGCAAGCAAGGCCGTTCGCGTATCATATTGGCGGCGTTGAATTGATGGGTATCACCAATTTTCTGGATAAGGCTATTGGCTATGTTTCTCCGCAGGCGGGATTGCGCCGTACTCAATATCGTGCGGCAATGGACGTTGCGCAGCGCAGTTACACGGGCGCTGAAACCAGTCGGCTAAAATCTGGCAGACGTGCCAAATCCACATCAGCTGATGCAGAGGTAGCGCGGGCAGGCCGGATTTTACGCGACCGGATGCGGGATCTTGTTCGCAATAACCCTTATGCGGCCAAAGCAGTTTCGGAACTGGTCAGCCATGCAATCGGTGACGGGATTATTCCCCGTTCAAAAAATAAGGATCTCAATAAGCTGTTCCTTGAGTGGAGCAAGCATTGTGATGCTGATGGCGATCTGGATTTTAACGGCATCGTCGCATTGGCCGTGCGGGAAATGTTCGAAAGTGGTGATGGTATTGTACGCCGTCGTCGTCGCAGGCTGGAAGACGGTTTGCCAGTTCCCTTACAGCTGCAGGTGCTGGAATCTGACCTGATTGATACAGCCAAGGAAGGTGTATTATCGGGCGGCGGCAAAACTATTCAGGGTATTGAGTTTGATGCCCTTGGGCGTAAACGTGCATATTGGATGTTTGGATCGCATCCCGGTAATAGCTTTTTTGATCCGCAATCGACTATCGTATCCAAGCCTGTTCCGGCTTCGGACATCGCACATGTTTTTGAAAAGCAACGTACGCAGGTTCGTGGGGTGCCGTGGGGTACGCCTGCAATGGCTGACACGTTTGATCTTGCTGAATATGAAAAAGCTGAGCTTGTCCGTAAACGACTGGAAGCCTGTCTCGTCGGTATCATGACCGGCGGCGACATCGATGACAATATCGGCATGCCGATGACAGGTGAGGACGGTAAAGCTCTTGCACCCGGCATCTATAATGCGCGGGGGCAACGGGTTGAAAAGGTCGAGCCGGGCATGTTTCTGAATGCCGTTGGTGGCCGCGATGTGAAGTTTAGTCAGCCTGCCGTTACAGATAGCTATGATCCGTACAAAACATCTATGCTGCACACTGTTGCTGCAGGTTGGCGGGTTCCATACGCATTGATGACTGGCAGGCTCGACAAGGTGAACTATTCGTCAAGCAAGATCGGTTTGGAAGGTTTTCGCCGGATGGTGTCTATGCTGCAATGGCAAGTGATCATTCCGATGTTATTGCAGCCAATGTGGGACTGGTTCTGTGAGGCTGCATATCTGGCAGGCAAAATTAGTACTCATAAGGTTGATGTCGAATGGTCGCCTCCGCGCTTTTATTCAGCAGATCCACTGAAGGATGTGAAGGCCAGAGTGTTGGAAGTCCGTGCCGGTTTCCGTTCATTACCGTCTGCTATAGCTGAAACAGGCGAAAATCCTGAAGATGTGATTGATGAAATTGAGGCGTTCAATAAGAAGCTAGACGACAAAGGTCTGGTTTTTGACAGTGATCCCCGCCGTATTTCTCAAGCCGGTCAGATGCAGAACTCATCCGATAATGAACCTCCCGATGAGGACAAAGAAAATGAAACATAATCATTTGCGAAAAATTCCGGATAGTCTGCCAATGCAGATGCAGGAAGTGCGGCTGTTGGCAGGTGATGTTGATAGTGAGACTCGGACCATTGATCTGGTATGGACAACTGGTGCTACCGTGCGCCGCCGCCGGTATGTCGGATGGGATACAGTGGTGCCATTTGATGAGGTGCTGATCGTTAGCGATAAAGCCATTGATCTCACACGGATGAATGCAGGTGCACCGGTACTCGACAGTCATTCAACGTGGTCAACATTTTCTCAGGTTGCTGTTGTTGAACGGGCTTGGATAGAAGGCGGGGAAGGCAAGGCTACAATCCGTTTCCCTAAAGCTGGCATAGATAAACAATCGGATCGCATGTTTGGCCTTGTCTCAGACCTGATCATCAAGAATGTGTCGGTCGGGTATTCCATAGATAAGATCCGTATCGAAGAAGCCCAGAAAAAGGGCGATGTTGAGAAGGTAATTGTTGAGCGCTGGACACCAAATGAAATTTCATTTGTGACCGTCCCTGCAGATCCAAAAGCGCAGGTTCGCTCCAATGCGAATACATTCCCTCTGGTGTTCGAAGGCAAGCTTGACGCTCATTTTGCAGCTGCAGCACGTATGAGAATGGCGGAAGCCGTTCGCCGCCTCGGCTAATCACACAGAACAATTCATCAGTTTGCCGCCTGCAGCTCCGGGGTTGCAGGGCGACGGCGCTTGATCTTTACCCGGTATATAGAAGGAAGCGCACACCATGAAAAAGGGTGCTCATATTTTCGCGACCGTCGCCGCAATTTTCTGCGTCGGTCTGGCTTTCGCGGTCTTCGCAGTAGATCCATCACATGCAGCATCTTTTGATAATGGCATGCTCACTCAGTCAAGTGGCATGGGATTGATCGGTGCAAATGTTGCTTTGCTGGGATTGCGCTCTAAGCTGACTGAAATCACAACCCGTGCAGAGGCGACACGCGCCCGTATCACTGATGATATGGAAGCTGACGCGGTACGGGTGATTGAAGAAGAGCATGCGGGTATTTTGAATGAGGCTGATCAGGTGCGTGCACAGATCACCGAGTTGGAACGTGAACAGCGTAATGCGCCTCCTGTTAACTCCACTGCGCAGACAGTGGCAGATGAAGCAGTGCGTGCTGAACGTGAACGCTCCAATACGATTGAAGATCTTGCCACGCGCTCCGGTTTTCCTGATCTTGGCCGCGAACATGTGCGCTCTGGTACTTCGGTTGAAAACTTCCGCAGTCTGTTGCTTGATCATATGGTCACCAATGAGCGGCAGGCACCAACCGATAGCCGTGTGAGCGTGACACGCGATGAAGGCGACACCCGACGTTCAGCACAGGTTGAGGCATTGGCTTATGGTCTGGGAGCCCCGGTACCGCAGGCGGGACCATCTGCAGCCGCCCGTCAGTTTATGGGCATGGGGCTTGTGGATCTGGCAGCGGAAAGCGTCAATTACCGTGGCCGCCGCATGATGAATGCCCGTGACATTGATGATGTCTTCACCCGTGCTTCACATTCAACGTCGGATTTCCCTGCGATTTTTGAAGGTGCAGTGAACCGTACGCTTGAACAGCGCTATGCTCTGGCACAACCTACATTCAAGCGTTTTGCCCGTAAGCGCAACTTCCGTGATTTCCGTCCGGATACTACCGTCAAGGTTGGTGATTTCCCGCTTCTGAAAAAGGTGCTGGAAAACGGTGAGATCAAATATGGCTCATTTGGTGAAGGCAAAGAGCAGGTACAGGCATTCAGCTATGCTATCGCACTTAACATTAGCCGTCAGATGCTCATCAATGATGACCTTGGCGCGATTTCAGAATTGCTGACCAGTTATGGTGCATCAGTGGCGCTCTTTGAAGAAGTAACATTCTATGCCGGTGCTTTTAATGGCAATCTTGCTGACAATAAGTCTGTTTATCACGCGGATCATAAAAACCTCGCAAGCACTGCCTCGGCAATCACCGTTGATGCCGTTGGGGAAGGCCGGAAGGCCATGAGCAAGCAAAAAAGTATTGATGGCAATCCTCTGCTTTCAAATGCTGCGCGGATCATGCTGGTTGGTCCCGACAAACTGACCGAAGCTGAAAAGTTCCTGGCTTCAATCACTCCGGCAACGGTTTCTACCGTCAATATTTTCTCCGGCAAGTTTGAACTCATCGAAACAAATCAGATCGACGGCAATGCCTGGCATCTTCTCGCTGATCCGGCTGCCGGTTCAAATTATCGCTGGGGTTATCTCGAAGGCTATGAAGCGCCACGCGTTCGCATGGATGAACCATTTGGCCGTCAGGGCTTCAGCATGTCGGTTGAACATGACTTCGGTTGCGGCGCTACAGATTTCCGCTTTGGCTACAAGAACGCCGGAGCCTGATGATATTGGCAGGCATCTGCCTGCCAATATCCCCGCTCATCCTCTGAATGTGATCTCGTCCTATTAAGGAATTCACTCATGAAAAATTATATCCAATCCGGTGATACTATCACCGTACCTGCACCTGCAGATGTAAAATCTGGTGAACTGGTGGTTGTTGGCGAATTGTTCGGCGCCGCTGAATTTTCCGCTGCAGCAGGTGATCCGGTAGAAATTACCACCAAAGGCGTTTTCACTCTGCCAAAGGTTCCGGCGCAAGCTTGGACGGTTGGGGTGAAGCTCTATTATGTTGCTGCCGACAAGCAACTAACCACGACTGCCACCGGCAATACTTTTATCGGCCATGCTGTGGAAGCTGCAGGCAATCCGTCTGACAGCGGTGTTGTACGTCTCTCGGTGTAAACATCATGGTGAATTGGCGAAAACTAGAAGCAATGGTCGATCAAAAAATCGGTCAGAGTTTTGGCGAGTCAATTCGCCTTTCATTTCTGAAAAAACAACAGCCCGATCCTGACCGGCCTATAGTTGATACCATGGCAGTGCTGCATGTTGGCGGTGATGATTCAAAATCACCGGGGCCGACCGGTACTTATCGCTCCCGTCTGTCTCTGGGTGAAGCTGAATTGTTTTTGGATCGTTCGGTTTATTCGGGGCCGATGCCAGTGACCGGTGACAGGGTGAGAGCCAATGACCGGCATGGTACTCCTTGGTTTGAGGTTGCCGCAGTCTCCGACCGGTATAGCAATCTGATTGTTCTCAAACTTGGAGTGGTGTGATGACGATTGGCCGAATTGCGCTGCGCATTATCACTATTGAGGCTCTGCGTGGCAGAACTTCGGTATCTGATAATGTTCTCGATAGTCAGATTGCGTCACTGGATTTTGGTGCGAATGGTCAGTTGAAAACGGATCAGGAAAAGCCGTTTATATCTGTCTATACAGAGACATCAAAGGCTGATGATCTTAGCGCTGGCAGACAGCTCTGGCGCAACGGATTGACTGAATTGCTTCTGGAAACCGGTATTGCAATCTCCATGACAGAACCGGATTCAGAAACAGGTGCGAGTACAATCGGCGGTATTCCGCCAACAGATGCAGCCTTTGAATTGTTTCTGGACACGGTTGATCGGGAAATATCGGTTGCGCTGACAGATCCGCAAAATGTGTGGGCTGAGCTTTGGCGGACTTTGGTGCGTGATGTTACCCGCGTTGAGCGCAAACGCGTTGCTGATGCTGAAACCGGTACCCGAATGGCGGCACATCAGCAATGTCTGATCTGCGATCTGTTACCGGATCCTGTCTATGGTGATGAGATCGTCTCAACATCACTTTGGTATAAGCTGATCTGTCAGATGCGTGATGACGGGCATCCTTATCTCAGTAAGCTTGAGGAACTGATGGGAATAAACATCCCGCAGCTTGAGCATGAAAAGCAACGCCGCCGCTTCGGTATCACGCTTGATGAGGCAAGGGCGCTTTGTGATATCGCGCCTTCAGCGCTGGAAGCAATAGAGCCGAATATCACTGAGATACTGATTGAGTAACCTCATGGCTGACACTTTAGCGAATGTGATTGCGGATCTGCAGCGACGTATCTTTGAATTGGAACGGCGTGCTGCAAATCGAAAACGTACCGGTGTTGTCGACGAAATCGACCCTGCTCGTGGTCTAGCACGTGTGCGATTGGAAGATGGTGAGCAAGCATATCGTACGGGCTGGCTACCATGGAAAGAAATTGCTGCGGGTGGGATATCAACCCACATTCCGCCGACTGTCGGGCAACAGGTTGATGTTACTTCTGAAAGTGGTGACCTGACTGACGGTGTGATTGATTTTTCCACGCATTCCAATGCTAACCCGCGTCCTCACAACGGAACTGAAGCCGTTATCACCAAGGGTAATGTGCGGCTGTTTTTCAGCGACGATACTCTGACCATTGACGCGCAGGAGATCATTTTTACTGCTGCAAGCGGGAGCCTTGCCTAATGCCGTTAATCGTCAGGCTAGGGGACACGTCCAGTCACGGCGGGACCGTTATCTCATCAGCATCAAAGTGGATGTGTGAGGGAAAACTGATTGCTCGCAAAGGTGATCTGCATTCCTGTCCCATACCCGGGCACGGGGTAACACCGATCACCGCGGGCTCGGCAAAATTTAAATGTGAAGGTGATCCGGTTGCCCGTCATGGAGACAGCACAGGTTGCGGTGCCACGCTGATTTCCGGTGCTTCAAAATGGTCATGTGAATAGTTTCAAGGAGAGACCAATGAAGGTTATTGTCAAAGAAAACGGATTCTACGGCGGTACTTATTATACTGCAGGCGACAAACCTGTTGAGATGCCGGATGCGGTGGCCAAGCAATTTATGCAGCCTTACGGCCATCAGCTTGAAAAGCCCGAAGATCGGTCGAAGTCATTGAAGGCGGCGAAGGAATAGCCTTATGTCATCGCTCGGCTTTTCGAACATTAATGGTTCGCTTTTGACGGGCTTTGATCATGTCCGCCAATCTATCTCAGTAATCCTCAATACGCCGGTCGGTACACGGGTCATGCGTCGGGAGTTCGGATCAGAGCTTTTGAGTCTGATCGATAAGCCGATGAATGACCGCATCATTCTCGGCATCTATTCGGCCTGTGCAATGGCAATAGCCCGCTGGGAGCCGCGTTTTGCAGTTACGTCTATCAATGTCGCTGATGCCACTATGCAGGGCGTGATTAATCTGGATATCCGTGGGATTTATTATCCGAACGGACATAAGGGGGATTTCACGACTTCAGAGGGTGAGATCACAACGAATATCACTGTTGGAGGTCCGGTAACATGAGCCGATTTGTTGCGCCTAATCTTGCGGATCTTGGGGATGTTCCCATAGTCGTACCGGTTGATTTTGAGGAAATCAAAGCATCGCGGGATGATTATTTGATCGCTGCTTTATCGCGATATGGCATTGATTATGATGTCGCAAAGCTTGAAACAGATCCGCAGGTCATTGCCTTTTCTGAAGGTGGTGGAAATCAGGAAATGAAATTCCGCCAACGGGTCAATGAGGCGATCCGCGCTTTGTCTCTGGCAACAGCAATCGGTGGTGATCTCGATCATATCGCCGCTACATATGCCGCCATTTCCCGTTTGCAATATGATAATGCTGCTGATGACAGGCCGGATAATGCTCAATGGGATGATGTGCTTGGGCTATGGGTTGAACAAGACGACATTTTCCGTGCACGCATCCTGCTGGCATTTGAAGCGTTTTCGACTGCGGGACCGGAAGGGGCTTATACTTTCCATGCGCTCGAGCTGGATGGAAAACGTGATATTGCGGATGTTGCAGTATATTCCGAAGAGGATGCCGCAACTTATTCCGCAGGTTTGCATGCCGATGCCTATTCTGCAGGCTTAATCCCGAACCCTTTTGTTGGTCGGAATAATGGTAATCCGGTATTAGCACCGGAAGTACTGATCGTGGTTTTGCCAACGGTAACCTATGGTACCTCCGATCAGTCATTAATGGACCGGACATTTCAAGCCGTGACACCGAAGGATGTGCGACCTATCGGCGATAATGTTCGCATCGAACCGGCGGTCGTAACACCATACGATATTGAAGTTACGCTTTATTACGCTCCGGGTGTCGATGTTTCTGCAATGGCTGCCGAGGCCAAAAAACGCTTAGCAGCTTATGCCACTTCCCGCCGTCGTATCGGTTTGGCCGTCCAGCGAGAAGTAATCGGCGGTCGTGCCGCCGTTGATGACAATGTGACGGTCGAAGTTACTAAGCCAGTTGCCGATCTTGAACCCGGATCGAAAGGTGTGGGGCAGGTGGGGCAGATCATCGTCCATACAATTCAGACACAAGGATCATGGCAGTGACACCAGCTGAGGCAATTGATGCTGTTGCTGATCTTGCCCGCTCTATATTGCCACCGCGCTCATCAGCTTTGACGCATGCATTGCTTGCTGCAGAACTGGCGCGGATTGCAACCGTAGATCCGGCAGTGGTTGCAACGATCTGGAATCCATGGACGTGTCCCAAAGTTCTTTTGCCATATCTGGCAATGGGCGTGTCGGTTGATGTGTGGTCAGCCGACTGGCCGGAAGAACAGCAGCGACGTGTTATCGCTGCTTCACCAATGGTGCACCGCTTAAAAGGGACGCGCGGAGCGGTTGAGCGTGCTCTGGCTGCGTTTGATCTGGAAACCCAGATTGTTGAGTGGTGGGAAGATGGTTCGCGACGAGGGACATTCCGCGTTGAAATTCTTTATCGTGATGGCAGTCCTGTTTTTGACATAGAGGCACAAGCCGCAGCCATCGCATCAGTGGATGCAGCTAAGCCCAAATCTCGTGTCTTCACCACACGTGCAGTGCTTCAAGCGTACGGCAATTGTTACATTGGCGTAATTGGCCAATGCAGCCTTGCAGCAATCGCACATCCTTTTGTTTTCAGTCCTCCTGTTTTGCGTGCAGCCGCATATATCGGCGGCGCTCCATGTGTCTTTGCTTCGGCAACGGCCCATTACAAGGTTTCAATATAATGGCTCAAAATTCATTCGCACTGATGACAAATCTTGGCCGCGCAAAAGAAGCGGCTGCCATTGCAAATGGTACAGCAGTTGTCATCACCCACATTGCAATCGGTGACGGTACAACCGTTCCTTCAGGTGGTGAAACAACGCTTTATCACGAAATAGCACGTAAAACTGTATCAGGTCATGGTACTGTGAGCGGTGCTGCCAATGTCGCTTATTTTGATATTTTCCTCGCTGCGGCAGAAGGGCCATATACTATTCGTGAGGCCGGTCTGATAGATCAGGATGGCGCCCTAATTGCGATTGCCCGTTATGATCCGCCGATCAATAAGCCTATTCCTTCCAGCGGTCAGACGGTTGAGGGTACAGTTCGCCTCGAAGTGGCATTCTCCAACATCGCCAATGTGACGATTGTTGTCGATCCGACATTTAAAGTGCCAATGCAAAGATTGACACGGCTACCTTGGCTGCCGGTCTTATCTATGACTGTGACCACGCCTCCTGCCTCTCCGGTACTGGGTGATATCTATCTTGTGCCAAGTGGTGCAACCGGTGCGTGGACTGGGCAAGGGGGCAAAATAGCGGAATATACTGCTGCCGGATGGGGAATGATCACACCGCCTAACGGCCATGGCATAGGGTTGCCAGATGGTCGTGTGTTTGAGCGTATCAACGGGGCTTATGTTGAGTTTCTGGCAAGCCGTGACTGGGTTAATAATCGCAAGACACCAATCGGGCAGTTGAACGCACTGCCTTGGGTTGCAGTCAAAAGCATCACACAGACAGCGCCGCCAGCAACGCCAGCTGAAGGCGATATTTATATCATTCCGTCAGGTGCAACGGGTGCATGGGCTGGTAAAACGGGTCAAGTGGCAGAATGGTCTGAAGCTGCATGGCGATACTTAGCACCGCCGAATGGTCATGGTGTCAGTCTCCCCGATGGTCGTGTGTTTGAGCGTATCAACGGGGTTTATGTTGAGTTCTTAGCAAGCCGTGACTGGGTTAATAATCGCAAGACACCAATCGGGCAGTTGAACGCACTGCCTTGGATTTCTGTCAACAGCATCACACAGACAGCGCCGCCAGCAGCGCCAGCTGAAGGCGATACCTATATCATTCCATCCGGTGCAACCGGTGCATGGGCTGGTAAAGCTGGTCAAGTTGCAGAATGGTCTGAAGCTGCATGGCGATACTCGGTGCCGTCAAACGGTCATGGCATCAGTCTCCCTGATGGTCGTGTATTTGAGCGTATCAACGGGACTTATGTTGAGTTTTTAGCTAGCCGCGAATGGGTGAATAGCCGTCAAACACCAGTAACTCAGCTGAAGGCTCTACCGTGGTTGCCTGTAAAAAGCGTCACGATTACAGCACCACCGGCAATACCTTCAGACGGCGATATTTACATTGTACCAACTGGTGCAACGGGTGCGTGGGCTGGAAAAACTGGACAGGTAGCAGAATGGTCAGAAGCAGCATGGCGTTTCTCACCCACCTCCGATGGGCATGGGGTCAGCCTACCTGATGGCCGTATTTTCGAACGTGTTGGCGGCGTGTACATTGAAAAAGTGGCAATTGATGCACAGTCAGGTAAATGGAGCTTTGCGATAGCAGCAGGGACAGCCACGGCTCTGACTGTTAATCTCAATCCTGTTCCAGTTTCCTATGTAGCAGGAATGGTCATCAACGTTGTGGTGCCTTCAGATTGTCAGGGGCCTTCAACTCTATCTGTGAATGGCTTGCCTGCGAAGCAGATTGTTCGTGCATCGAACCAAGCAGCAGTGACTGCTAAGGATTGGCGTGCAAGCGGAATTGCCACCTTTGTATATGATGGGACAAAATTCCAGTTTCTAACTGCTAATAATCTACCCTCACCACTTAATAGGATTGAGAACCCAGCTGCGGCAGTAATTAATCTAACACCAGCTGCGTTGGGTGGGATGTTCTATGGAAATAATGCCCGAACGACGACATATAATCTTCCAAAGGCAAGTGATTTTGGCGTGGGCTACATCGGGTTTCTTAACAACTTGAACCAGAGTGTAATTATTAACTCAGCTTCCTCTCCTGCAAGCTCGGATAAATTTCAGTTTCCCAATAATCCGCTACTCGCCACCGTCACGCTCGAATACAAGTCGTGGTTGGTGTTGTTTAGTGATGGAAATAACTGGCTAATTTTTTCAGCAGATCCTTCAATCAATGCAAGTTTGGCGCAAAGTTTAGCTCCTGCCGGGCGAAAGAAGCACGACGGCGGTTTGATAGAACAGTGGGGTACAACAGTCATTACAATCGGCAGTAATGGATACGGAACAATTTTCTTTCCAGAACCATTTCCAAATCAAGTTTTTACCGTTGTTGCAGGAAGTGCAATGGCCGATACACCTTTAGGCCAAAAATCCGTCAGCGTATTTCAAGACATCAATAAAAATTCATTCAACATCTACTTTGATGCACCCAATACACCGGTGCGGATTAATTGGACGGCCAGAGGACATTAAAAAATGCGCTATTATGCTTTTTTGAAAGACGATGCTCGCCTCAATGGATTTGGCATTCTCAATATGAATGAAATCCTTCCTGAAGGTGCTGTTGAGTTATCTGTTAAGCAGTATGAATTATGGACGGTAGAACAGCATCTTTTGTGGGTAAATGGTAAGTTGGTGCCAGATCCAGTGCTGACAGTTACGCTTGCCACGATAAAAACTGCGCTAAAAGTTGAAGTTGATCGGCTAGCCGAAGTTGAGCGGCTAAAATACATCACGCCTGGTACCGGACAGGCTATGACTTATCAGCAAAAGGTGGATGAGGCACGGGCGTTAAAAGCCGTCTCCAATCCAAAGCCTGAAGATTATCCGATTTTAGCATCTGAGGTAGGCATTACCGCACCTACATTATCTGAGGTCGCGGATACTGTTCTGGCAGCTTATCGCCAGTGGCAGCAGATCGGCGCAATGATTGAGGCAATTCGCCTTGGTGCCAAGCGCGACATTGATGAATCCACGACTGAAGCTGCAGCGCGTGCTGTGGTGGATAGCGTTAGCTGGCCACAAACAGCCGTTTAAATCATCCGAACATTCGACCCGTTGAGGTCTAACCATAAGGAGTGCCGCTATGGTATCAGTGTCCTTTCACCATGGCACGCGTGTATTTGAGAGTGCCGAAACCCCTATGCTTGTGCGCATGGCGCGTACTGCAGTACTTGGCCTGATCGGCACCGCACCGGATGCTGATGCAATTAGCTTTCCGTTGAATAAGCCAGTGCAGATCCTGCGTGCGCAGGATGCTCATGGTCTCGGTGATGCTGGCACGCTGAAAGCTGCAATTGACAGTATCTTTGATCAGGTAGGTTGTCCGATCATTGTAGTGCGTGTTGAGGAAGGTGATACTGCTACCGTAACATGGGCAAATATTATTGGTGATCAGACCGCTTTCACCGGTGTGCATGCGTTTCGCCGTGCTTCATCCGACGGGCTGTATAAACCGAAAATGTTGCTGGCACCGGGCTTTACACAAACCTCTGCCGCAGATGGTATTGCATCGGTCAATGTGACTGTTGGCGGAACCGGTTATGATACGGATACAACCACGGTCTCAATCTCCGGCACCGGTACGGGGGCTGAGGCTGAAGCGATTATTACTGAGGGTGCTATCACTGGCATTATCGTGCGCAAAGCTGGTTTTGGCTATACCGGTACCGCAACAGTCACCATCACCGGTAAAACTGGTGCATCGGGTGCCACCGCGACAGCCAATATAGGTTCTGTCATGAATCCTGTTGTTGCAGAATTGATGGTGGTTGCTGAAAAGCTGAAAGCAATTGCTTATGTTGACGGGCCGGATACGACAGATCAGGCTGCAGTGCAGTATCGCGGCCTTATCAATTCAGCCCGTGTCTTTATCTGCGATCCGAAGGTGCTGAAGTTTGACACGACATTGGAAGCCAATGTTCCGGTACCGTCTTCGCCAATTTTTGCGGCACGCCAAGCGCGTATGGATTTAGAGCAGGGCTATTGGTGGGCAGGTTCCAATGTTGATGCTGCCGGTATTGTCGGTGTTAACCGTCCGATTGAATATGGCGATCAGTCAAATTACCTCAATGAAAACCGTATCAATACGATTGTGAATATCGACAACACCGGTTTTCGCTTGTGGGGTGTTTGGACATGCGCTGCGGATCTGCTCTGGCAGTTTGTTTCAGTGCGCCGCACTGCGGATGCTATCAATGAAGCATTGGAAAAAGCCTATCTTTCCTTCGCTGACAAACCATTCTCCCGCGCGAACCTGAAATTCATGGTGGAAGGCGGGCGGGCGTTTTTACGTCAGATGGAAACTGAGGGGGCAATTTTGACTGGGCATGATGTCTGGTTACTGGACACCAATACTGACAATGATATGGCACAGGGCATTATCAAACTTGGCATTAAGTTTGAGCCACCGGCACCGATGGTTGATATCCGTATTACCGCGCACCGCAATATCGCCAGCTATACGCTGCTGCTGAATAAAGTGGCACAGGAAATCTCTTCCGGTGCTGCAGGCTGATCAGTCAGCCTTTTCTCATTTTTCCCTAACATCACTCATCAATGAAGGGTTGGGCTTATGTCTGACATGCCTCGTTATGTCTTGCGCAACTGCACCATCTTTGCAGATCGCGTATCAAAAATCGGGCAGGCAAGTGAAATCACGCTGCCTGTGCCGACTGAAAAAGTCGAAGAACTGCGCAATGCCGGCATGGTTATGCCTATCGATATTCCGATGGGCTTTGAGAAAATGGAAGCTGGTTTCAAGCTTTCAGGTTTTGATCCGCAGGTGATCGTTCTGTTCGGTCTGGAAATCGGTGCCGAGCGTGAATTCATGGTCACCGGTGCTTTGGCGCATGAAGACGGCACTGTGGTGAATGCCACCGCCTATATCCGTGGCCGTCTGATCAAAAATGATCATGGCTCATGGAAAGCGGGTGATATGGCGGAAAACGATTTTTCGATCACGCTGCGCTATTACAAGCTGGAAGTTGAAGGCAGCACTCTGATCGAGATGACACCGTTTGAAGTCATTATCGGCGGCACGTCGCGCACGCAATCTATTCGCAGCGCATTGTTGGCATAAGGGGAGCTGGTTCTATGACTGATACAATTACCGTGCCTCTATCAAAGCCGATCATGCATGACGGCAAAGAGATTACCAGTCTCACCTTTCGTGAAGCCACAGCAGGCGATGCCTGTGCTGCCGATCTGGTTGAGGGACCAACTAAAAAGATGCTGGCAATCATGTCCGGTATGACTGGTGTGCCGCTGCCGGTGTTGATGACTATTCCTATGCGGGAAATTACGCGCATTGCAATAAAAGTTACTCCCCTGATGGGGGAGTAACAAGCGGCGGCTGGATTGATGCAATTTCACTGATTGCTTCGGAACTTTCGACCTCGGTTGATGTCATCGAGGCATGGCCGGTGAGTAAAGCCAAGCGTTATCACGCCGCAGCTATTCGATTATTACGTGTTCGCAACGGGGCTTCCTGATGGCTGTTCAAACTTCCAAACTGATTGTGGCGCTGATTGATCAGTTTACTGCGCCGTCACGCGGCCTCAGTGCAGCGATGAAAAACCTGACTGCTGCAAGTGAGGCTAATGCTGCCAAACTTGCGGCCATGCGCGGTAAAATGATGGATGCGGTCGGAGCGGGATATGCGCTCTATCAGGGGCTTTCCGCACCACTCAATGCAGCCACCGCCTTTGAAGCCAAGCTTGAAGATATCGGCCAGAAAATCGACATTCCTGTCAAAGCTTTGCCGAAGCTCGGGCAGGAAGTGCGTGAAATTGCACGGCAGGTCACTCAATCAACCATGGAAATGGCTGAGGGTATGGACGTGCTGGCCGGTATGGGGGCGAACCGTGAAGACTCTCTCGCATTGCTTATGCCGATTGGCCGTGCGGCGACTGCTTATAAGGCCAGCGTGACGGATCTCGCGCAGGCCGGTTATGCAGCGCTGGATAATCTTAAAGTGCCAGCCGATCAGTTTACCAAGGCTCTGGATGCCATGGCTGAGGCCGGTAAAGCCGGTGCCTTTGAGCTGAAGGACATGGCACAATATTTTCCGTCCCTTGGTGCAGCCTATCAGGGATTGGGACAGACCGGTGTATCCTCCGTTGCTGATCTAGCCGCTGCACTGCAGATTGTGCGCAAGGGGACGGGTGATAGTTCGTCTGCAGCGAATAACCTTGCCAACGTCCTGCAAAAAATCCGTGCGCCGCAGACGGTTAAAGCCTTTGATAAAATGGGCATTGATCTTGAACGGGAACTGAAGGCTGCTGCAAAACGTGGTCTGACACCTATTGAGGCCATTGCCGAAATTACTAATAAGGCGCTGAAAGGTGACCTCGGGAAACTTGGCGATCTGTTCTCAGATAGCGAGGTGCAAAAGGGTATCAGGCCTCTTATTCAGAACATTCAGGAATATCGTAAGATTCGCGCTGAGGCTATGGCAGCACAGGGCGTTGTTGAGGCCGATTATCAGCGCCGTTTGCAAACAGGTGAAATGGCGGCAAAGCGTTTTTCTATTGCGATAGAAAATATCAATACGGCGATTGGTTCTGCACTCCTTCCCGCATTATCCGATATGGCAGATACACTTGTGCCAATCATTAACAAGATGGCGGCATGGGCTGAAGCTAATCCGGAACTCACACGCGGATTGGTCACGGCCACATCGGCATTGATTGCTTTTAAAGTGGCTACGACTGCGGCTTCATATGCTGGATTGTTTGTAAAAGGTGCCTTCATAGATTTCACTCTGGCGATTTTGAAAACAGGACGTGCTTTAAAAACTTTAGGTCTCGCTCCGGTCGTTGGTGGATTACGCGCATTAAGTTTTGTAACTGGCAGCACTACAAAAAATGCGAAGGCGGGTGCAAAAGCCGCTGTCGAACAGGCCGCATCTTTGCTCTCACAGCGGCAGGCGGCCTATCAATCTGCTCTGTCATTACAAAATCTGGCACGACAAGGCGGTCTTGCAGGCGTAAGTCTGAAACAGGCTACAGCCAATGTTAAATCAACAGGGGCAGCACTTGTTGCAGCTCAAGCGGACATGAAAGCGGCGAATGTCGCGCTGGCTGCCACAGGAGCATCGGCCAATTTTGTTACGCGCGCATTCCGGCTCATGAAAGTTGCACTCATCTCTACCGGTATCGGCGCGGCAGTGGTTGGTCTGGCTGCTGCAGGTACGTGGATCTATAATAACTGGACTGGTGTTACCCTTGCATTTGAAGCCTTTAAGGGGGCTTTCATGAAAGCGCTAGCACCTGTCATGCCGGTTATCCAGCCGGTGATTGATGGGGTGTCATGGCTCTGGCAAAAGATAACAAATGTACTTGGCCCCATTGATGAGATGGGCGGTGGCTGGACCCGCGCCGGTATCGCTGCGGGCAAGTTCGTTGGTGAAACTCTTCGCTATATTATTGAGTTGCCAGGCAAGATCATTGCGGCTGCAGGCAGTTTTATTTCTGCTGGTATGCAGCTTATTCAATCGCTCTGGGATGGTATGGTTCAAAAGTTCGGTGAACTGCTTGAATGGGTAAAAGGCATTCCGGGCAGAATTGCAGAAGCTATCGGGAATATTGATTTATCCGGTGTAGTAAAATGGCCGTTTGGTCTTGGTGGCGATGGCAAGATTACACCAGCTATTACTGGTGGTGCTGGTGCTTCGGTAAATCCTAATGATCCTTGGTGGTCAGGTAAGAGTATTGACGGGAAGCGAGCCTCCGGCGGTCCCGTACGGGGAGGTGGCACTTATCTGGTTGGTGAAAAAGGGCCGGAGCTGGTGACATTCCCGCAGAACGGTTTTGTCAGCAGTAATTTTGATACGCTCGGTATTTTGCGCAAAGCATTTGGATCCGGCAATCAAGGTTCTGACGGTCGAACGGTTCCGGCTGCAGCTCCTTCAATCGTCAATCATATTGTCGTTCATGCAAAGACTGGCGCTTCAGCTGCTGAAATTGCCGATCAAGTTGCCCGTGTAATCAGTGCAAAAATCGGGTCTGTTTCCAATCGCACATTTTCGGATGGGGGGATGTAATGGCAATTCCTATGTGCCTTGGTCCATTCATGTTCCACTCTCTGCGATTTGGCTATAACGGCTTTGGTCGTGAGCTCTCTACCCGTTGGGCAGATGTTGCAACAGTTGGCGGTTTAAACCGTATGCAATGGACTGGCGGTGATGATGATCTGATCACTATTGAGGGTGTGTTGTTTCCGCATGAGTTTGGCGGCTTGGCTGTGTTGGAGGGGTTGCGGGCTGCGGCTATGGCCGGAGCTGTGCTGCCACTCATCACACTATCTGGCAATGTCTATGGCCTGCATGTCACCGAGGGCGTGAGCGAAGATCAAACTTATCATACAGCGATGGGTTTGCCTCGCATGGATGTTTACCGCGTTCAGCTTCGGCGATACACGGGCGGCAACTTCTCACCTGTTTCCGTTATTCAATCTTTGTTCGGGTGAGATCATGAACCGGATTTATACAACACATCAGGGTGAAGCACTCGACGCGATTTGCCGTAAGATTTATGGCGGGGAGAGTGGCTATGTTGAGCAAGTGCTGGAAGCAAACCCCGGATTGGCCGCACTTCCACATCGATTACCAATTGGCACTAAAATCAATCTTCCCACGTTGACACGGGCAGATAAGGTTCCTGCGATAATCACATTGTGGGATTAATATTCTCATACATGCACAGGTGAAATTTTATGAAAACACCGGTAGCTGAGATCAAAGTCAACGGAAAGCCTGTTGCGTCTATTTTTAATGAGCGCCTGTTGTCGCTATCCATCACGGATAAAGAAGGCGTAGGCTCTGACACAGTTGATGTTGATATCAATGACGGCACCCCTTTTGCGGCCATTCCCAAAAAGGGTGATCAGCTTGAAGTATCGCTTGGCTATAAAGAGACGGGGCTGTTGCCGTTTGGGATCTATACGATTGATGAACCGGAAGTACGGTGTCTGCCTTATGGCATGACCATCTCCGGCGCGGGTACAAACACCCGTGATCAGTTTAAGCAGAGCCGGTCACGCCATTGGGATGATAAAACCGTTGCAGAGATCCTGCAGCAAATTGCATCTGAGAATAGTCTGACCCCTGTAATCAGTGCGGATATATCCACACATAGATATCCTTGGATCGGCCAGCAGGATGAAAGTGATATGCACTTTGTGGAACGGCTAGCCCGTAAGCATGGTGCATTGTTTTCTGTGAAAGACGGCAAGCTTATCTTTGCCAAGCGGGGTAGCGGACAGTCTGCCAGTGGTAAGCCTCTGACAAATATCATTCTTACCCCCGTACAAATCGTTGAAGGGACTTGCCGCGTAACCTTCTCTCATCGCAAAAAGGTGCGCAAGGTGAAGGCCAAAGCCCGTAACAGGGCAGAGGCACGAACGGACGGTGTTGATGCTGAAAGTGATGCGGAAGGCACAGCAGATTTTACGTTGAAAGAAAATTTTGCAACTGAGGCTGAGGCAAAAAATGCGGCTAAAGCCAAAGCTGAAAGCTTAAAGTCAGAAACCATCAAGACATCGGTCACAGTGTTTGGAGATCCGACAATACGTGCCGGTGCACCTTTCACCTATTCCGGTGTGCGGCCAGAAGTCGATGGCATTGAATTTATTATTGAAAGTGCCACGCATCGATTGTCCAAGGCTGGATATCTGACCGAGATCGAGGCCAAGCTTAAACCTATAGAAACGGAAAAAGCGAAAGCCAAATCTAAGAAGAGCAACGCGGCCAGCACTGTGAAAACGAATAGTAATAGTCCGAAAACACCGGAGATTCCGCAATCGGTACCACAGCCGCCTGCAGGTAATGTTTTGCCGGGGCAGATTGGTATTGGTCTTGCGTAAATAAATGCCAGCTTAACTGGGCAGCAGGCGTATTTTCAAAAAGGAATAATTAATATGGACAAAACCGTGCCAGCTGGCGCGGCGATCCTGCTTGACTTCATTCGTAAGACTGAAGTCGGGCGGACGGATCGCGCGTCTTATGATGTCATCTATGGTAAGAACCAGCATAAGCTTAAAAAACAGATCACGGCTATGACAATTGGTGAGTTGGTTGACGAGCAAGCCAGCTTTACTAAGCGTTTTAAATCCTCTGCCTCCGGCGGTTATCAGTTCATGCGGAAAACTTTACAGGATTTATCGCGGGAGCTGCGTTTGTCCGGCAAACAGATGTTTGATCCTGATCTGCAAGATCGTCTTGGCTATCATCTATTGAAACGCCGTGGCTATGAAGAATTCATGGCAGGCAAAATCACCATGACAGAGTTTGCCAAACGGCTGGCGATGGAATGGGCTTCGTTTCCTGTGCTGGCTCCAACTAAGGGGCAGCACCAGCAACTCAAGCGCGGCCAGTCCTATTATGATGGTGATGCGCTCAATAAGGCTCTGGTTAAACCGGAAGCCATTGAAGCGGTTTTGCATGAGGTAAAAGCTGCAGGCAATGAATTACCTGTACCTGCTCCTGAACAACCAAAAGCTGCAACGCAACTACCTGAGCCTGAAAAGACAAAACCGGTTTCTCATTCAAAACGCTTCTGGACGTGGTTGACCGCTGCGGCACTTCCCGCACTCGGCTTGTTGGATTGGCGTGTGCAATTGGCTTCTGTCGTTATTGGTGGTGGTCTTGCCGGATATGCGATCTATTCGATGCCTCCGGTTAAAGCCAAGATCGCAAAACTGATTGAGGCGCTCTGATGATGGGGCAGCTCAAGATCATTGCTGCCTTGCTACTGGTGGGGGCTTTGGCGCTCACCGGTGCTTTTCAGCTCGGCAAGTACAAACAGCGCCAAGCGAGCGTAATTCAGCAATTACAGAGCGATATCCGTGCTGAGCGGGAGAGGGTGAAAGACGATGCAAAAACACGCAATCTTTCGGACTATGATTTTTGTATTCAGTCTCTTCGCCGTCGCGGGGTGCAATCCGCAGACTGTGAGCAGTTGCGCGGGCTGGCGCAAGAATGACCTTTCGGCAACTGGGCTAGTGGCGTTGACAAAAGTTGACCGGCGAGCTGCTCAGCGTGTGGAAGGTAATGACCACAATGGAACACGGCAGGGGTGCTGGTGATGGCAATGGATCCAAATGCAAATCCGGCACACCGGTTCAATGAGTTGCCGGAGGAAACGCAAGAGTTTCTTTCTCAGCTCCGTGGTGATGATATTGAAACGCTGAAAGATGGCCTTCGTCTGGTGATTGCAATGCGCACGGTCGGCCGGCTGATGAAGTGGATGATCGTCGCTATCGTGGGCACGTTTATCGGTACGGTAATGTTGTACGAAAACATCCTCAAAGTGCTCAATTGGATCAACCAATCCAAGTAAAATAGCTTTGCCGGTCAGAAATTGATCGGCAACGCCGCAAGTTCCGAAGCGGCTCACAACTGAGCAAACAGTTGTGAACGACAGGTTCAAATTCCACTCTGCTCCTGTCTGGCAACGTACAAGAGATATTTGCCACGCTCCGTGCCTTTATAGGCAGGATCGTTATGGCGATCTCAGGTTAATAAATCATGGAAAGTTTGTTTCAATTTTCGACGGTTCGCCCCGTCTCGCCTCCTGCTGCCTATATCGGGGGTAAAAAACAGCTCGCCCAGCGGCTGGCTTCAATCATGGAACAGATCCCGCACACGCTTTATGCTGAACCTTTTATTGGTATGGGCGGTGTATTCTTCAGAAGACAGCTGATTCCGCGCTGCGAAGTGATCAATGATATTTCAGGTGATGTGATCACCTTGTTCCGGATACTACAGCGGCATTATCCGCAATTTATGGAAACACTAAAATTTCAAATCACTTCTAGAAGAGAGTTTGAGCGTCTATCCCTCAGTGATCCGACAACTTTGACCGATCTGGAACGTGCAGCGCGGTTTCTATATCTGCAACGCTTGGCTTTTGGCGGCAAAGTCTCCGGTCGTAACTTTGGAGTGATCACCACTGGATCCGCAAGGTTCAATCTTAACCGGTTGGCTCCTCTCCTCGAGGAGGTGCATGAGCGCTTGTCTGGTGTGATTATTGAAAATCTTAACTGGAGTAGTTTTATGGAGCGTTATGATCGAGCTGACACATTGTTCTATCTAGATCCGCCTTACTATGGCTGCGAAAAGGACTACGGGGCTAATGTTTTCAGCCGTGATCAGTTTGCAGAAATTGCTTCTAAGCTCTCCAATATTAAGGGGCGATTTTTGGTGTCATTGAATGACACGCCGGAAGTACGTGAAATTTTTGCGGCTTTTCATATTATGTCTGTAGGGCTGACATACACAGTGCATGGCGGCGGAGGCACAAACGTGGGTGAGGTGATTATAACGAACTGTGATGCTGGGAGTATTAACCAGCCACAATCATGA